TCATAGAAACTTCTCGGCCAACACGCGCTTGCCGCGGGGATCAACGTGCGTGACCCTGTCATCATCGGGATAGTAGAAGCCGGTGACGTAGAGGTCGAAACGTCCGATCTCCACACGCACCGATATCTCATGATTGTCGTTCCAGGTGTCACTTAGCGACGCCTTACACGTCTCGCCCCGCAGCTCGAAGTTGAACGATGTACTCTCTCTATCCCAGTTCGACACAGCGGTCCGGATGAGAGTATTGCTGATAGTGTCGCGCTTCTTCTGGGAAAGCATTTCAAGAGAGGACTCCCTGATCGGGCCGAACATACCGCTGGCGTTCATGGCCTCCAAGATCTTGCGCATATGCACACCGGTGTGCTGGTTCACGAAAAGAGATGATCGCGATCCGTGCGGACAGCCAAGTATGAGAGAGCGGATGTTCCACCAGGTCTCCGCCACCTGCGCAACAGTCGCTTCGGCGGCTGAGAGCTGCACAAACCAGGCCAGGGCATCCCTGCTCCTGATGGTGCCGTCGGCCTCCAACTCGACGTTGTCAGCCACTACGACCACTGGATGGGCGTTGTCCGCGTAGAGCGGTTGCTCTAGCCGATAAGCGTCTAGCCCCGTTACACTCTGCACCGCCTCTACGAGCCTATTCGCCCTCTCTTCAGAATAGGGACAGGTCACAAACCCCCTCACGAATTGCGTTGTATGGTCTGCCCCCGCATATGTCGCTATCTGGGAGAGGCTCCCGATATGCCCAGATCCGTGGCGCGGGGGAGCAGTGAGGATCGGATGCCAATCAGGGTATACGTCGACCGCGTTGCCCAGCTCCTCAATCAGCTCTTCGACTCTACGCCGACCCACCTCAGGATCCTTCAGGTTTTTCGTGAGATAGTCGAACGCCCCGGCGTTCTGCTGCGCGGCGACTGTAGGTGCGCGAAATTCCATGATTAACCTCTATTACGTGAATAATATAACTTACGTAGATAAATTAATTCACGTAATATTGCAAGTAATGAGCACACGAGTGCATTCAATCTGCCGCTTTCGCCCCGCGACATACGACCATTCGTCGGCTAAAGCTTTGTGTTGAAGGAATGAGAATGCCATTGGCGAAAAAGGGGAACAGATTTATTTTCTCGATAGAGACAAATAAAGACACCTATGCGCATGACCACGGAACGATGGATGTCTTCCTTCGCAGGTATCACGGGAACAATGACGTAGTGCTTTCTCCCGTCACCCCACTTGTGAAGGCCGGGTCCATGCAGCCACATGGCCGGCCCCCCGATTATCCCAACTTTTTATCCGCACTCCTTTTCACCACACTTACGCCCAGCACCCCCAACGCAATACCCCAGATCGGGCTGGTATTGACCAGGGCGGCGATGATGGCCGGGGCCTGGAGCGGGGTGAGGATGATGGCGTAGGCGATGGCGCCCATGGTCATGATCCAGGTGAGTGCGACGGCGTAGCCGAAGCTGGGGCGCCAGCGCCGCACAAAGGCGTCTTCGCTGGCGACTTCGGCGCGGATGGTGCGGTTGACGGATTTGAGCGTTTCGGTATCACGCGCCAGTTCGATTTCGGCCATGCGTTCGGTGTGGCGGTTGGCCGCGCTTATTTGTTCGGGGGTGACGTCGCCCTTGGTCACAGCCGCCTCCACCTGTTTGAGGCCCTCGGCCGCGGTTTTGGCAATCGGGTTGTCGATATGATCAAGCCCCGCGCCCACCGCCTTCATCAAAAGCGGCAGGCCGATCTGGGCGAGCAATGCCGGGATCATGTGATACCTCCCTACCCTATATTTTTGTAAAACAAGTGATTTCCGATCTCGGCGACCGGCACATGGCCGCGCGCCCAGAACGGATCCACCGCATGGGTGTGATAATGGGTGGCACCGTCGGTTTGGTCGGCAAGATCGCCCGCCACCGCGCGTTTGGCGATGCGTTTGCACAAACGGTAGGCCGGGTCACGCGGGCTGAGTGCCAGTAGTTTCTTGCGGTTGGGGTCATTGGCGTTCCAGCAGGAAAACTGTGCCGGTTTCAGGCAGACAGATTTCACGTCATTGCCCCACCAATAGCGCCCGCGTCGCTTGGTAAATGCCACCCGGTTGAGGATGACCGATGCCACGGCCTCGATCCCGGCAAGTTCCTCGCCGCGCGCTTCGCCATAAAGGGTGCGGGCAAGCACTTCGACTTCGGACAGCATATCGGGGTCGGTTACCGGTAGCGGGGCCGATCTGGTCAGGGTTTGGGTGTCATTCATAAGCTCTGATCCTTTTGGGTCGGGATGATGGGGGTATCGAGTTTGGCCTCGATCCGGAGCAAATGGCCGGTCAGGCGCTTTTCGACATCCTTGAGATAGGGGATGGAGACATAGTTGCGCGCGACATCCAGCTTGAACGCCGCCAAGCCATCCCGCAGATCGGTGACGTCTGTGTCCTGACGGCTGCGTTGCTGTTCCACGCGGCTCAGCAATTCGGAACGCATCCGCCAATGCAGCCAGAACAGGCTGGCGACAACAGGGATTTCAACAGCCGTGATCCACCAGATCACATCGACAGACTGGGTCACAGGCAGGGTCATGGGGGCCTCGATAATCAGACAAAGAAAAACCCGCAAACCTATGGCTTGCGGGTCAGTTCACCGTCCCCTCCCCCGGGGCAACATCCCACGGGTTGGACAGGCGGTTTGAGCATTCAGGAGGCCGGCAGAAGAGTTACGCCTACGCTGCCGGGCCCTTCAGCTTTTCTTCAAGGTCCTGCCAGGCCTCGCCAGAGGCAACAAGGCAGCTTGGGCCGGACGGATAGGTAAACAGGATGGTCCATGTCTGGCCATCGGGCGCTTTGAGCACCTCGATCACGCCACCATTGGACGTGACGCCAACCGCGACCGGCTCTTCGGAATATTTTGCGCTCAGGCTGTCGATCACCTTGGATCGATCCCCGCAGACGGGGGACGCCGAGGCTTGGGGAATTGCTACTGCAACGGCACCTGCCACCACAGCGATCAAGCTCAGTGTTTTCAACATGGTCAGGCCTCCTGACAGTCAGGTGCGTCCACATGGACGTCTTGTTTTCCTGCACTGCGAAATGGATCAACAAATGATCTTTGGCCGTTTCCTTGTGCCGGTTTCGATCCGCCGACAACCTTGCTTGGCTGGCTTAAATTCTCACTTTGGTATAGGAAGAAAAATTCCTTACTATTCTTTCATATAATAAACGTAGGCATCAAAGCTGAATTTTCCATAAACATTTCACAAATGTGATACACAGCCCTGCTAACCATTTGGCATTGTGAGAAAGTTTTTTCTTCCCTCACGGATTGAAGTGGCTCTCGGCCCGGAAAATCCCGCCAATCCCCCGCCAATCGGCACGTTTGACCGGCATATCGACCCGCGGCAAACGCACCGGATCATGCAAAATACAGCCTGCCACCGCATCCAGCCCGTCATCCGGGCCATTGCCATCGGGATGCCAATCACGCATCTGGCGCAGGAACGGTGTCTGGCAAACATCGCGATGAACATGCAACAACCTCGCGCCCATCACCGCGCCAAAGGCGTCCTCGATCCGGGTGGCTTTGGTGGTAGTTTCATAATGCTCTACGACGCTGGCGGCCCATCCGATTGATTTCAGTTCACGCCGAAGGATATTGGGCAAAAACCGGCCAATGCCATTGGTCTCGACCCGGACAGACGGCAAGTGATGGCGCGCCATGAAGTCGGCCACCTGCGCACAAAGCTGACTGGCTTCGTCGCGCCAGGGCATGTCACCGCTTTCGGCCGGATCGCCCGGATTGGCCGCGCGCAGCCATGCGACATCCTGCAACCAGTATTCCCCCTGATCACAGATATAAATGCATGCCACCACCGCTCCGTCACCGCGAAGCGACCCGAAACTTGGATCAAAATGGCAGGCACTCGCCACCATGGTCCGCCCGCCAATCCGAAGCGTCATACGGCCATTGCCATGCGTGACCTCGGCCTGATCGTCGTAGAACCGCAATTTTGCCGGATCGAGCATCCCGGCCACGGGTGCGACCATTTCAAGCATCATCTGGCTTTGGAACTTGCGCTCTGGCGTGCGGATCCGCATCGACTTGATCGCGGCCAGATCAAATCTTTCCGGCCAGTTCGATGCCCCGTCCTTATTGACGATGGGCAGTTCAAAGCGTGAAAAACCGTCAAGGAACGGGGCAACTTCGCCGACTTCCGTCCGCGCTTCACGGGCGTAGATCGAGTAATAGCTGTGCGGGGTTCCGACATAAAGCTGCGCACCGCCTGGCCCCAGCACATAGGCAATTTCGCCAAGCTTTTCGCGCAGCTCGGCACGTTTATGGGCGGTGTCGCTGTTTTTGGGCACTTCGACATCATCGCAAATCACGATATCGGCGCGTGACCCGGTGATGTTGCCGCCAATGCCCACCGCCTGCATGGACGGATCGCGCAACACAGCCGTCCGCGCCACGGTAAATCGCTCGCTCCCCCAATCGATCCGCTTGTCGGGTAAAAGGGCGCCCATCAACGGATGCCGCTCAATCACGCGCTTGACGTTGCGCACCATCTTTTTCGCCAGATCCAGATCGGCGGCCAGCACCAGAATACGCATATCGGCATCGCGATACAGCAACCAGGCACAAAACAACCCGACCAGTGTCGACTTGCCGGAATTGCGAAACGCCATCAAAAGCATTTCCCGCTTGCCCGACTGCCAGCAGTCCTCAAGCCAATCGGCCATCTTGCGATGATGGGCAGGCAGGCCGAGCCCCAACATCTGATCCCAGATCCAGACGAATTCGGCGAAGCGGGCTAGATAAGGCTGCACTGCCAAGACGTAGCCCTCCCAAAAATAAACCACGTCGTTCCCGCGAAAGCGGGAACCCACCTTAAACACCACACCAACTGCACCATGGATCCCCGCCTTCGCGGGGATGACGGTCGGGTAGTTCTCGGCATTCGTCATCCCCGCGAAGGCGGGGATCCCGAGCAACGCACTCCACAACAGCGATCCCGCACAACCAAAAGCCGTGCTAATCTACCCGCATGAAACAAGCGTTCGTTTACATCCTTGCAAGTCGCCCGAACGGCACGCTCTATGTCGGCGTCACCGGCGATCTGCGCCAGCGCATACACCAGCACCGGATGGGTGATGTGCCGGGTTTCACCAAACGATACGGCATCAAACAGCTCGTCCATTTTGAGCCGCACGACACCATGCCCGATGCCATCCTGCGCGAAAAACGGATTAAGAAATGGCGGCGCGCCTGGAAAATCCGCTTGATCGAGGAACACAATCCGCATTGGCGCGATCTGTTCGATCAATTGAATGGGTGAGCGCTCCGTTTCCCTACAACATCCCTTTTTTGTCATGCCCGCGAAGAGCCTGTGCCCGCAACGGCGGGTACGGGCATCCATCCCACACTTGCACATAACGGCAAGATGGATCCCCGCCTGCGCGGGGATGACCAGAGATATTCCGTCGTTCCCGCGAAGGCGGGAACCTCGAACTACATTACGCGCGGTTCAAGGTACTTCTCGCCTCCGCAATCAGCTGATCGACATTGCGTTTTTCAGGTGCGTCGTCATCAACTTCTCCCGCCCCCTCACACGCCCAGCGCAGCAGCTTGATCAGGCTTTCAAGATGCCCAAGCGCTGCTTTGCATGCCGCCTGATGGGCGGAGAATTCCTTGGCGTCCATGATCCCGGCCGCCTCCCCGGCCAGTCGATGATAGGCATCGCGCGCCATGGCAATGTCATCGGGCAATTCACCCAAAAGCCGGGTTTGCAGGGCCATGATCGGGTCGGGTGTTTTATCCGTGCACATGAGGTTTAAACCACCGAAAGTTCGGAAAGCCGCGCATTGGAAAGCTTTTCCGGCCAATAGGCCAGATTGCGCACATGGCCGTTCAGTGCCTTGTCGGTTCCGCCAAACGATCCCAGCACTATGTTGGAAAAATTGCGTGGCATGGCAAAGCCATCCGGCGAGGACAGCACCACACCATCCAGCCCGACCGAAACCCCATCATCCTCCCACGCCAGCGCGATGCGATGACGGGTATCCTTGGCAAGCGTGCCATAAAGCGACTGGGTGACGACCGGCACGCCATCCGCTCGCAGCGAAATGCGCAACTGATCGGCGGCACTGTCATAGCCAAGATCAAGGTGATCATCATTGAGGCTTAAGGAATAAAGCTGCACGATCCGCCAGATACCTGCCCAATCCTTGGCGGTATGGATATCAAACACCATTGTGCCCCGGCCTTGCGCGAACCAGTCGCCGGGATCAAGGCGTACATCATCGCACGCCCGTGCGGCCGGAATGCCGTTGCTGATGATATCGCTGGTCGGCGCAGGCCCGGCTTCAAGCTGCGCATTCCAGATCAGGACAGAGGCCGGAAGGGCCGAAACAGCCGTACTGATTTTCGGATATCGCGTGGTGCTTGAGGCTGGTTCCGCGATCCAAACCCGCTGCCAAGTTTCATCCACCGTAAAGCCATGGGCGGACGGCCCGTCAATTCCGCCAAGCGTGATGTCAGCCATGCCCGAAACCGCGCGCATCCAGACGGCAAAGCTATAGGTATCGTTGGCCCCAAGCCCGCCGACATTCTGATACAGGCCATCCGCACCCGCCGCACTGCCCGGCAGATCAAGCTGCATCGCGGTTTGGCTGCCATCCGGGGCGGCAATGGTGCTGCCAGTCACGGTCACACCACTGTTCTTTTCCCAAAGTGCATTGTCAAAGGCCGTTGAGTAGCGCAGCAGGTTGGTCGCCGCCCCCTCGATCAGAAGGCCCAGTCGACGACCAAGCCGATCATGGTCATAAGCCGGTTCATCAATCGTGCGGGTTTCAAGCAGGCCACTTTGGCCGCGGACAAGCTTGGTGCTGGCGCGCGAAACATTCATGCAGGCCGCAAGCGGCTGATAACGCAATCCCATTGGATGCATCTCCGATCAGTGTGTAGTCGATGGATGGCAGGTGCGTGTTGGCGTGCTAGCCGCCAATGCGATGGATGTGACACCAGCTCAAAAGTTCACTTGCCGCGATTTCGCGCGTTTGGGTGTCGCTATGCACGATGCGCAAACGCAATCCGGTGCCGGGCGTGGCCCCGATCCGGGCAATGCCATTCAGCCGCAAGCTGTGCGCCGCCCCGCTGCCCGTCGCACTAATGTCATTGGCTTGCAGGTGGCTTGACCAATCGGTGCCGTCAAAGCGTTCGAGCGACAAAGTCGTAAAGACCGACTGGTCGGTAATCGGAAGCCTGACCCCGATATCAACATGATAAAAGCCCGGCGGCAGACCGGTCACGCCATGCACCGCACTGTCATAAAGCCCGTGGCTGTCTTCGATCACCTGATCCCATTCAACCAGAAACGCCCCGCCCGCCGGAATGGACTGGCTGGCCGTGCGCAAAAGCTTCACCACCGGGCCAGTTTCATGGATCGGCGCGGCAAACCAGCGCGTGCCATCACAGACCAGATCGACCATGTCACCGCGTGTCGGCAACGGATAAACAGTTGCCTCCGCCCCGCCATTGGTCGGGCGGATCACATTTCCCGCCGCCGTTGTGATATCAACCATCGTGCCATCACCGTTAAACACCCGATAACGCACCCCATTGCGCGCAAGTGACGCCACCGGCAAGGTCAATTGCGCCCCGCTGGAAAGCCTGACCAGCGATCCGGTTTCGCGGATATCCATGATCCGGCTGACCGGCGCATCAATCACCGGCATGCGGCGCTCATCCGCCCACGCCAGGACATCGCCACTGCGAAAATCAAGATCAAGCATCGCCGCGGCGTTTGATCTTTCAAACGACGCGAGCGCGGTTTCAGACCGGCTTTCGGCGGCCTCCGCCCGGTTGGCGGCATCCTGTGCCTGCGCTGCCTTAGTGCTGGCCTGCGCGATCTCCGCCCCGCTGGGTCCGTTGGCAAGCCCCGTGCCCGCCGCGTTCCAGATCAGCGCCCGACCGGGCGTGATCACCGGCAATTCAGCCGATGCAGGTGCATCCTGATCCGGACCAAAACGCAGCGTCCCGGTCAGTGCGTGATCAACATCCCCAAGGGCGGCCGTCATGAAATCAAGATCGCGTTCCAGCGCATCGCCGCGCGGGATCGACATGGCGTCAAAGGCACTTAGCCGGCGCAAATGCAACTGGCGGGCAATGGTGATCCGGGCACCGGTTTCCGGCGGGTGTTCAAACCGCACCACACCACCACCGCCCTCATCGCTGGGCGTCAAGGCGATGTGAAAACCGGTTTCGATTTCATTGCCATCGATGGTGATGCGCAGATCACCCGCATCAAACACATCAAAATCAAACGGAAACTTGTCACGCGCGCCATCGCCGACAAAGGCAATGGTGGCACGGATCTGATTGGCAAAAACAGCGCCCATAGCGTACTTCCCCCTAAAAAAAATCAGCCATCACGCTTTGAAAACCAGGCATTCAGCCGTGCGACCGTGTCATCCTGCGAAGATCGCAAAAGCGACTTTTCGCGCCAGGCGGCCTGTTGGTTGATGCGGCGGCGCTTGCGGGCAGCAGCATCTGCGTCGAGTTCCGCATCCTGCCGCGCGGCCTTTTCAAACCCCGCCAGAACCGCACTGGCCGAACCAGACCCACCGGCCATCAGCCCCGATGCCCCTTGCCGGGCACGCGCGGTTGCTTGCCTGCGTCGAAGGTCTTCTTCGCGTTTGGCGGCCTCTTCACGCTGGCGGGCATTGATCTCGGCCAGCTCCGCCTGACGGACGGCTTCGCCCTGATCAATCCGGCTTTGTGCATTGGTCTGGTTGGCGCTAATGCGTTGTCCGGTTTGCAGCACCGATGCCGCCATCGGCACGATTGATGTAAATCCACCCATCAGTCATTCACCCCCATTTCACTGGCCACACCAAGCAACAAAAAAGGCCGGGGCAATGCCCCGGCGATGCGCCAAAGTCCACTTTTCAGCCCCCCGCCACTGCCCAGCCGCCAGCCCAGTGCGCGCAGCGTGATATCCCCGCTATACAGCGCGTCTTTGTCATCGGGTGGCGCAGATACCGGAAGTGCGACATCGCGCAATCCCCGACCGGTATCAACGCGAAGCTGCCCGGTTTCCTGCAAACGCAAGGTGACTGAGACCAGCCGCACGGCATTTCCGCCATGCGGGCGGCTGCCATCCGATGCGGCCGGTGGCAGGGCGTAAATTTCATGGGTAAAGGGCAAGCCGACCTCGATCTCCGCCACTGCCCCGATGTGATCTGGCAGCGTAATCGTGCCCCCGGCAACCGGGATGTCATCGGCAAGAACGCCATCGTGCCAAACGCTGACATCAAGGCCATCCAGTGCATCAAGATTGCCCCAATGTTTGCGTGGCGGTTCGCCTTCGGCCACCGCTTGACGGCGATAAAGGTCGAAACCGCATTGCGGGTCAAATACGCCCAGGAAATGATGCCCGTCGCGTTCCAGCACGACATAGACATCCCCGCCGGATACTGAAACGGATCTAAAGGCGCATCCCACAACCGATTGCGCCGACCAGGCGGTGATGGCCTCAGACCGATACAGTGTCAGGGTGGCAAGCGATCCATCGCGCATCACCACATGCAAAAGCCGTCGTTCGGGATCAAAGGCCTGATCGACGGGATGATGGATCAGATGGCGTGACAGCAAGGCAAGGTCGGCCGATCCATAGGCCTGTTCGACATCGGTGAACAGGAATTCGCGAATTTCGCGCCCGCTCCGCCCGGCAAAAAGCGTTGCGCCATCGACATTGACCAGTGGCACAGTGCGATCACTTTGGCTACCGATCCGGGTCTGGCGCGTGACCTGCACATTGGCCGGGGTGAGCGGATCACCCGTGACCATCCATTCCGATCCGCTGGTAAAGACCTGCAAATGACGACCGGCGAAAATGCCCGTGATCGCATTGACCTGATCGGCCAGCAGGGCAAATTCAATTGCCTCGTCATCAAGGCCCTCGCCCAGTTCGAAATTAAACAGATCACCAGACTTTGACATCCACAGCCGGTTGGGCAGATCGCGCGATCCGCCGATGATCAACCGGTCCTGATGAAAGGTCACACTGCGCGGCCAACCGCGCACTTCGGAAAAGGCCTGTTCGACGAAATCGACCGTGGCATTGGTGTTGGGCAGTGCCTGCTTCAGGGCGATTTGTGCGGTCCGGGCATCGGAAACGTTGGTGATCTCACCCTCGATCCCCTGAATCCGCCACAGCGTGCCAACATGCCCGGCAACGAACAAATCGACATTCGCGGTAAGGCTCACCGTCCCGCTGGTGCCTGACGGGGTCAGGGTGGCGGCGGGTTCGACAAACTTGTAATAGGGCTGGCTGGTGCGGAAATTGGTCTCGCGCCAGGCCCAAAGGGTGGTTTGCCAGCTGCCATCGCCTGTCCGGGTAATGCGCACCGGCGGGGCTGCGGGGTGCACCACCAGAAGCGTATCGGCACTTTGCGTCCAGTTCAAAAGATCAAGCTGTTCTTCGCCGAACGTGGTTTCAAACCAGACCGTCTTTGCCTCGTCCTCGAACACCAGCGCATGTTTATCGCCAAAGGCCAGCAAATAGGTCTGTTCGGTATTGAACTCGAACTGAATCAATCGCGCCGGACCTGACAGTTCATCGATCAATCGAATGCCGGGACGGCGACGCACCCCGCCCGATGGTTCGATAAACACATTGCGCAGGCGTGCTGCCCCATTGGCATAGGCGCTCAGGTCCGAGCGCCCCCACAATTCCGGGGCCAGTTCGCCGGTCGAAAAGGTATTTTTCTCCAGAACGCGGCGTGCCATCGGGTGCTCCCTTGTTGAATAAAGGTGATACGCTTGTGGATCGGGATCCCCGTACCCGCCTTCGCGGGCACAGGCTCTTCGCGGGGATGACGGAAGACAAAACAATCTCATGGAACAAACGTCATTCCCGCAAAGGCGGGAAACTCGCACCGCAGGCTCCAAACCCGCGGCCCAAGGCCCGACCCACGCCCCTAGCCCCTTGCAGAAATCAGGGAAAAATCATCAATCGCGTGCGGGGTGGATTGCTGCGCATCAGCAAGTCTGGCTTCGCGCAACTGGTCCTCGGCCCGCTTGAAAAGGTACTCGGCCCGCGTGCTGCTTTCGGTCAGCGGCAGGCAAAACTCCGCCGCCAGTCGCGCCATCAGGGCCATATCAAACCATGCCGGAAAGCTGCCCTCCGGCAACCGCGCGACATAGGAAAGATGCGCACTGTCACCCGCCACCAGAACCGCCTGATCGCGCAACTCAAACCGGGCAATCTTGCCCCCGTCATTTTCAAGCGACAGCAAGCGGATAAAGTCCCGTGGCAAGGCAAACAGGTTGCAGCCATCCTTGGGCGATGTCGCCGCATCGTCACCGGCCAGTCGCGACAACCAGCACCCCCGCCCGGCAAACCGCCACGGATAACCCGCCAGCATCCCGTCACGCACGCTCGCATACAGCATCCGGGCAATCTCGGCCTCGGCCACGTCTTCCTCAAACGACGAGATCGGCGCCGCCCCGATCATCACCAAAGCCCGCGCACACAGCGCCACATCACTCAACGCCATCACATCCCCCCAAACGAAAACGGGGCCCGGAAAACCGGACCCCGCAAAGGTTCTAGATCACAGCAATCAGACTTTGATGATGTAATTCACCACCAGAAACGGCTGCATGTTGTTGTGCGGCTGGTCGCCGCCGGTCTGATTGGTATTATCGACAGTGCCCCCACTGAAGAATGTCCTCCGGTTCGGGCCGCTCTCAGCTGCGCCCGCTGTTGGGAATGGCAATGCATGTCCATGTGACGGCATTTCATCGACCGTCAGTTGATGAGTTTCTTCGCCGCCAGCCTCACCGACAATACGATCCGTCAGACCAGTGCTCTGGCCGGAACCGATTGGAGTACGGCCGCGCATATCCGGAAGGGCAAAAGTTGTAGAACCATCCCCCTCACCCCAAACAGCCCCGATCACGCCAAATAAAGCGGCATAGGTTGTCCGAGAAACCTCTGCGCCGTCACACGGAAGATAACCGCTTGGTACAATATTCGAAGGAAATGGTAGGATCGTTCCGGTCGGCACTGCAATCGCAGCAAACTGGCTGACATCAGTTTCGGAACAAATCGTGATTGTTTCGCTCAATTTTAAATCCCCTTCTTACTGCAAACAGAAATCCCCGGCAGAGTTCTCTACCGGGGAAGACAAATTTTAGAATGCCTTAGTGCCAATCAGCTTGCTGACGGATAGAACGCCTTGATCGCATAGGTCATCGCTACGTTACGTGGGCGGGTTTCGTTTCCACCCTCCTCTGAAGTCTTGTAGCGGTCGGGATCAACATTACCATTCGGCCAAATACCCTCGCCACCAATCGTGGTGTAAGGAACGCCAGCGTTCAGAGATGCGCCGATAGCGGTGTGATCATGAAGCCTGAACTCATCGCCTTGACTGGAGGCAAATGCACGACCCGCGTCAACACCACGCCCATCATCGAAACCACGCACGAACTCGCCACGCAGATCCGGAAGATTGAAGGTCGTGACATCGTCACCAGCCCCCCAAACAGTGCCAATTGCGGCAAACAAATCGGCATATTCCGTGCGTGAGATCGCTGAACCATCACAGACCAGCCAGCCGGTTGGCGGGGTTGGCATAGCGAAAGCTGAAACCGAGCCGATTTCACTACCCGAACTAACGCCACCGCCAGATCCGCCGCCAGAAATCAGCGCTTCGATGGCCTGAAGCAGCTGGGTTTTATCCTCGCAATCAGGCCAGATGCCCGCACCCTGAATGACATTGAGGATTTCGCATTCGACCGGGGTATTTCCCTGCATGAGCAGTCTCCTTGGTTGATAAAAAGAAACCCCGGCAGAGAGATACTGCCGGGGCATTGGAAAGGTTTTGATAGCGGGCTTTAGGTCACGCCGCGGCAGGAACAGTCGCCTTGATCGCGTAAGTAACCGCGACGTTGCGCGGCCGGGTCTCGTTTCCACCTGAAGAGAGTGTACTGTCTCCGGCCACGCCAGCTTCACGCAAAATTGTCATGTTGGAGCCAAGTTGTCCGACCTCACTGAGAACACCGATTTCGTGGGTATGTTCTTTAAATTCATCAACTTGAGAAGATGCAAACGTACGGCCATCATCAACCCCACGGCCATCATCAAAGCCACGCAGGAACTCGCCGCGCAAATCTGGGATATTGAAGGTCGTGGTGCCATCACCCTCGCCCCAAACTGTGCCAAGTGCAGCGAAAAGCTCGGCATACTCTGCGCGAGAAACAGCCGAACCATCACAAATCAGATAATCGGCCGGCACGGTCTGGGTGGCAAAGGCATGAATTGAGGCAATCGGCACCTGAAGGCCGGCGATCTGGGCGGCGTCAAATTCGGTGCAGATGGTAATCTTGTTGCAGTTACACATAAACAATCCTTGTTCTGGTCAAAAGAAACCCCGGCAACATCTGTCACCGGGGCGAGGTTGAGGGAGGATGAAAGGGGTGGATCGGGGGGGTGCGATCAGTCGGTGTTCGAGGTGCCGATTGACGTCATGTCGCGGACATCGACACCGCCTGCACCCGCACTTGCGACAACGAACAGGCCGCCGGACATGGTGGCGTCGCGGTTGGTATTGGCGATGATGAAATCGCCGACGCGCAGCATGTCGCGCGCATCGGCAAAGTAATCGGCGGTGTCGACGTCGGCGGCGACATCCGGGGTGATGTAGTGCCACAGCGTAAAGCCGTTGGCGTATGCCAGAACACTGAGGTTTCTGGCTTTGAAACCTTCTGCCATTTTTTGGGCTCCTGTTTGGTTTTGAGCTTGCGGGTCGAGGTTCCCGCCTTCGCGGGAATGACGTTCGTTCCATGCACCGACCCCAGACACCGTCATCCCCGCGCAGGCGGGGATCCCGGGCCACGGGTTCAAGCGTTCGGGGACGCTATTCCTGTGCTTTCAGGCACACCACGCCATCGCCATCAATCAGCGCGGCACCCTGGCTCATGGAGTTATTCACGAAGTGTGCTGCGTGATCGCCGTGCCAGGTAATGTCGGACTGAACGTCCGAGCCGATGGCATGGCCAATGGCGGTGCGGTGATACCAGAAGCAGGACCGAATACCGCTTGCCACCGGAAGGCCCGAATGGGGCATCCAAAGCGTGCCGAGCCAGCGTTTGGCCTGTGTGCCCTTCCACGGAAGGTCTTCATCGCCGATATAATCAGATCGCGAAAACTCGTCGATCAGCAGCAACTCCGACCACTGTTTCCAGCCGACAATCGCATAGCGCTGCCCATCATCGGGCACATCGCGATCGCCAAGGCCCTCGAACGCCATCATCACCTTATCAAGGGTCATGCCCTCGGTATTATCGGGCACGACATCATCGGCCCCGACCAGCGCATTGATGATCAGCTCGTCGGTCTTGCGGCCCAGCGCATAGGCCCCGGCATTGGCCAGAACCATTTTTTCATCATGGTTGATTTTAAGCTCATCCAGCGCATCGACCCAGTCACCGGCATAGTAATCACGCAGGTCACAACGCACCGCCTCGTGATCGACATTCATCACCGGCACCTTGCCGTGGCGGGCCTTGGTGGTGGCCGTGCCCTTGCCGACTTTCTGGAACACCGTGGTAGCGCCCTTGATGGCGTTTTTTACCCGCACCGTGTTGCGCAGTTTTGATCCCATGCGTTGATAGGCCTGATGCACATCGGCCTGAAAATGGTCGATGAAGCTTTGATCAATCGTGGTTGTCATCGCCTTTTATCCCCTTGTTTCAGATATGGTTTTGTCGTGATTGCAGGCAGCCGCCGGGGCTCAATTGCGGAGCCCAAAAAGGCCAGTGCCACAATTGCCCCAAAACCGGTCATTTTCCGGCCAAGGTTTGGTGGTTTAAGCGCGTTGTTACAGGGAACCTTTTCCTTGAGGTTCCATGGGACACGCGCAGGATTTGCCCCGACCTGTTGCACCTGACGGGCTTTTCCGCGCGGTCCGGTCCCGGAAAAACAACAAGACAAAGAAAAAGAGTATCTGCTGTGAAGAAGTCGGTTTTGATTGTGTTCTGCCTGATCGGGCTTGGTGTTGCGGGCTATTTTATTTTGCCGCTGACCCCGATCCCGGATTATGTCAGTGCGGTATTTGATCGCGCCGACAAGCTGTTCTAGGCGCAGGACTTGGGCAATTACCTGGGCTATTCCCCGGAAAGTCGGGCGAAATCTGCCTGCACCTCGGCCACCAGCGCCGGATCGCGATCCCGCCAATAGCGCGGATCATTCATCTTGCGCCGGATTTCGGAGCGAAGGTTTGTATCCCCGGCCCCGCCATCAGCTTTGCCAAGGGCGGCTTCATCGCCATGGGTCATCATGCGATGCATGGCACGCACACCACCGGCACTTTGACAAAGGGTTTCAAAGGCGGCCTCGGGCAGGTTGGCTTTGCCCCAACTTTCGATTTTCGGGGCCAGCTTTTTCCAGCTTTCCGCCCCGCCAAACTCGGCCGCCAATGCCGCACGGTCGGTTGCGCGCTGTGCTGCCTGGTCAAGATCACCCAGAAGCGGTGAAAGAACCTCCCCCGCCAGATCATAAACCAGCTGAGCCTGTGCGTTGCTGAAGCCTGCCGCATGCAGGCGCTCGTTTAAATCCGTATCAATATCTTCCATGCCATCTGCAAGCGTGATTGCGTAGGCATCCGGTGTTTCAGGCACCAGATCGGCGAGGACTGCGGCGTCCAGTTCGGGTTCGGGCGCCGGCGTTTCGATATCAGGCCGCTCGGGTGTTTCTGCTGCCTCCGGTGCTTCCGGCGTCTCGGTTTCCGGTGCGAGAAGGTCAGGTTCGGTTGTCATGCGAACACTCCGCTAAATGGGGTCAAACTTTGTTTGGGGCGTGTGGTGCGAGGTTCCCGCCTTCGCGGGAATGACGTCCGTTCCATGCACCTGTTTTGGGTACCGTCATCCCCGCGAAGGCGGGGATCAATCTGCGGCGGAACGCTCCGCCAGCCGCTTGATCTGCAGCACCAGCGCGCGCTTCCCTTCGCGCATCCAGATCGCCGCAGTGCTGGCATCCGGTCCAAGGGCTGTGTGCAGAAAATGGCGTTCAAGATCGGCCAGTACCTTTGCCCCGGCGTCACTTTCAAAACAGGCCTGCCAGTGGTCAGTGCCGTTTTCTGAAAGCGTCTCGTTCTCGGCCTCAAACCAGTCCCATCCGTTACTGCTCATCACACAGCCTCCGTGATTTCGGGTGGCAGGCTTGGCCGTAACAAATGGTCCGGCACGCCAAACTGATCGGCAAGCCAGCGGACCATGACGGGCAAATCAACCTCCGCCAGGGCATCCGGGCCAAGGGCGGCAATCCGCGACAGCCAATCAAGCGCCTGCCCCGCCTGTACCCGTTTTGGCAGTTGTGCGAGCGGGGCCGCATGACGCAGCACGACAACATCACCGTCCAGCGGGATATCAGGAAGCTCGCCAGTTTGGGTCAGGATATAAAGCGCCCGCCTTATCAACGGATAAAGCAATTCCGCCTGCAACCGGCCATAGGTTGCGCCAAGAAGCCGGGCGTTTTCCGATGCGCGTTCAAGCACCTCGGTCGCGGTCATGCCCGGTTGATCAGTTTGGCCCAGGCGATCAGCGAGCAAGCAGCGTCGAATGCGATCGCGCAGGTCTGAGAGCACAAGATCAGACACATCAAAGCGCCCCGGTGCCTCAAGCGGTTTGAGCCCGGCTGATCCCACCGCCTTGGGGATGATGCTGCCCGGCACCAACCGGATGGTTGCCGGGTTCAGAACGCCATCATCATCAGCCTGCCAGATGCCTGTCACCGCGATGGAGGCGTTTTTCAGCACCAGCTCCACCACCTTGTTGGCGGTCTTGATATCGGGCAGCGCCTTCATCACCGGGGACCGGCCATAAATCTCGCCCGGGGCCTTCATCCAGCGAAAGGCGATATAGGGCGACACATCAAACCGGTCGCGATAGATCAGATCACTGGCACTGGCGTCGCCGTCTTCGCGAAACACACACAGCTCATAGCCGGTTTTACGGTCGGTTGCAGGCAAAACAGCCTCGATCACGGTAATGCGTTTCGGCGCGTCCTTGTCATCGCGATCATCATCGCCAAAGCCCTTTGCCCCCGGCCAGGTTGCAAGGATTTCCGCGCGGGTGAGTGCCAGTTTGCGAAACACCGCATCCATCTTGCCATCGGATCGTTCTTCAAATGCCAGATCGCGCAACGGCACGGCGGTAAAGCGCAAAGCAGACGGGCTGTGCAAATCGGCCTTTTCAAGACGCAAACACGCCGTCCCGGCCGTCACCAGATCCAGAAACGCCTGATGCATCTCGACCGCAAAGTTGGAGCGATCAAAATGCCCCTGCAAAATCCGAACGGCCCGGCCAAGCTGCTCGGTCAAAGCCTGCCGGTCTGCATTGGCGACATTGCCGCCCGGTTCCAGCTCAAACCAGCCGCCACCGGGCGGGGTGATTTCGGCCATCAGGCTGGCGGCAAGCTGTTCGACCGCATCCGATGCGGTTGCGTCAAACACCCGATCCAGGCGCTTGCCGCCATTGGTCTGGTTGGATGCCGCCGCATTACGCTGTGGCAGGGCAAATTCATAACAATCCTGCCAATGCGCAATCCAGTTACGCCTGCGTTCCATCGCCTTTTGAAAACGGGCGCGCAACTGGGTGATATCTGCCCCATCGGTAGCCTTGTCCTCAGTCACAGCCTTTTGCGATTTCGCCATGCCTATTCCCCCAAAAGGTTCTTGCCACCGCCCGCCTTGGCGATGCGATCCGTCAAAAGCCCGCGATAACTTGTCCCGATCAGGCTGGCCCGACCATACCGGCGACGTTCAAGCGCCTCGGTCCGCGCCGTGCGGGCGGCATCTTCGGCACTGGTGTCGTCTTCGGTCGTGGTAGCAGCGGGCTTTGGCCGCGCAACACGTGCCGGTTTCGGCGTGGAAAACAGACTTCCCATCGGGGCCTCCGGGTTTGAAGATCAATATGTGCTTTGAGCTTGCGGTTCGGGTTCCCGTACCCGCCTTCGCGGGCACAGGCTCTGCGCGGGAATGACTTTCGTTCCATGCACTGTTTTGGGCACCGTCATCCCCGCGAAGGCGGGGATCTGGAGCGGCGCGCTCCATCACCCCAAACGCAAAAACGCCCGCAAGGGTCGGAACCCTGCGGGCGCATCTGTGGCGTTGATTTGTCTCTTATGTCACACTAAAAAGAACAAATCAAGAACATTTTTCAGAAAAAAACACATCGCTGATCTGACCAGGGTTTTCAGCCCGCTGTTGCAGATGGCGATAGAGCTGCCAGGGGGTGACGATCCAGAAGGCCGAAATGCCCAAAAGGCGTTTGACCAGCTCCACACAGCTCATCGGGCCAAAGCGGACCTTGTGCGCAACCGAGGCCGGATACCGCGCCCAGATGCAGTGAAAGCCAAGGCCACGATAATAGGCCGCCGGATCAAAGATCGGTGAGTAGCACCAGCTTTCACAACGCACCCGATGGCTTTGCGGATCAAGGCAAATCCATTCCCCGGCCCGCACCCCCGACACCAGTACAAAGCAATGACGAAATCCCGGTTTCAGGATACGCAACAATCGCTTTTCCGGCGCATCGGCAAAGACGACAAGCACCGAAACCTCGCGCCCCGACGCAGATTGATCAGCCCAGTGATCCATCCATGGACCCGCCGATTCCTGCGCCGTTTCGGCGGTTTTGGCCGGTTTGAAAAAATTGGTTATATCCCGCATGGCGACAGGTCCCCACCCAGTTCCACAGCGACATCCTCGTGATGGAAACTTTCGTCTTCCCCGCGTTTGACAATGCCGCGCGTGATCAACACATTTTCAAGCGCATCAAGGGCCTGTTGCCATAAATCCCCCTTGTCCTTTTCGCGCGGATCGCGGGCATCGGGTTCGCGTTCGACCAGCCCGAAATATTCCAGTACCTGCAAATGCCGGTCGCCCAGAATGCCCCCCTTTTTAAGGCGCATCACCGCGTTATAAACATCATCAGGGTCACAGGGGCGCACCACCTCGCCCGCGTCGGCCACCACACGCGCGCCTTCGATCCTGGCTGTCTGACAGCGCACGAACCAGAACCACGCCTGCCGGGCACTGGAAAAAGGGGTGATGTCGCGCGCAGAATGCGGTTTGGGAAAAAGTCGTTGTTCGGTCACGTCGCCCTCCTGCTAGGTAATGCCTGCTCAATCCACCGGGCCTGCAACCGCACCTTCACCGCACCAGATCCAGAAAATGGATACAGTTATCCCGCCCGCGCATTTCACAATGCACGCCGGTACGATGAATGGTTTGTGATGTCCCCAAGGGCGGCTTTCCGCCCGCGCATATCAGCAGCTTTGATCGCCGCCTTGTCAGCCCTCCTTCATCAGGCAAGGCTTACTTCCAGATGCAATTCCGGTGTTGATATGCAAGCTATAATCCCTTTTTGTTCTCATTGTAAAGGATTAATTTCCTATATTTTTTGAATTCTGCATATACTTTCAATTGAGATCGAACTTATCTATACCCTTTTCAAGCACCAAGAATATGCGGTCAGTTAGGGAGAAATATGATGGATGAGCGCGCACTGGCAAAGGCGCTAGGGAAATTCAATCGAATGGTTACCGCACAACAAAAACTTGAGAACAGCAAGTCTAGCGATGACTTGATATCTGCTTGGGAGGATTTTGTGATTGCATCTGGAAGTTTTTATGCGGCCCTAGAACAGGGGGCAAAAACTTCCCCGCAATCAAACGCTTGGTTCGGTCGGGTAAAAGGTGACCGAAAGAAAGATCCGCTTCTCCAGTACATTCAGCAAGCGCGCAATGCTGAAGAACATGGAATTGAGAAAATCTCTAAACCATCAAATAGTGCAATTGCGCTGAGATCGGCTGGTGACGAAGTCCATATTAGCTCGAACGGCAACGGAAACTGGGAAGTAACGTACGCATCGGGAAATGTGCATTTCCCCAACGATGAGATTTCTTTGCAACCTGTTACCAATAGAGGGAAATCATATCCGCCCCCCAAAGAGCATGCAGGTGTCCAAATTACAGACCGTAGACCTAGAGAGTTGGCACATCTAGCTCTTAGGTATTTTTCTACGATGATTGAAGAGGCCAAACTTCTAGTACAACAGGGTTAG